TGAGCAGCCAGTCACTCAGCTCCTTCGCGCAGCCGAACAGGACAGCAGCGCCAGCGCCGACGAGGCGGGCCTGCTGCGGGTGCCCGGCCGCCGCAGCGATGGCGCCGGCAACCAGGAAGATGATCGCGCCGTAAAGCGCGTGATTGGCCTTGTCGGCCGGCAGTTGCGGGAGGTTCATAGTGCTGGGCTCCGGTTGAAATAAAGAAGCCCGCCTCGGTCTCCAGGGAGGGCTTGATGGGGCGAAGTGGTTCAGGCGATCAGGTGACGACCATCCAGCTTTCGCGCGGGGTGATCCGGTTCAGCTCGTCGCGGAAGCGCGGGCGGCCGGCCTCGCGCAGCGCGGCCTCGGCCAGCTCATTGCAGAACCAGCGCTCAGGGCTGGCCCAGTCCTGCCGCGCGATGAACCCGAAGATCGCGCCCACGTCGTAGGGCTTGCCGATCTGCGCGCGCACGAAATCGAGGGCCTTCTGTTCCTGCTCGGCGGTCAGCGCGATCTCGACGACATCGCGCTTGGGGTACTCGGCCAGCACGTCGGCCAGACGGCGGCGGCGCACGCCGCCGTGCCGCAGGGTCGCGTCGATCACGAACTCATCGTCTTCTACCACGATGCAGTGCGACCACTGCGACCAGGTGAAGGCACAGATCAGCCAGCTACCAAGGCTGGGCTTGCGGCAAAAGATGAGCTTCATCGTGGGGACTCAACTGAAGTAGAGCTTGCGCAAAGCGAAGTTGTGCATGTCGGCGACCGGCGTGTTCAAGATGCGGTCCTTGAGCGCTGCGTCCACGCCCTCGACGCCGGCGCTGATCACCACGTCGATGCCCTGCGCGACGGCCGGGTTCTTCAGGTCGATCCACTTGCGCATCTGGCAATCGGAGATGACCGCCTTCACGCCAGCATTCGAGCTGGTCAGCACTGCGAACTTGGCTGACTCGAAGCGGTCGAGGAAGGGGCCAACGTCGATCAGCCAATCCGTGCTGACCGCTTGCTCTCGTTGCAGGTTGTCAATGATGTTCATCACTTGATCCTCAGGTAAGAGATGCCACGGCTTGAGCTGCTCGTGGTATCCGTTCCGACCTCGTTCGAGGTGCCCACATACGACGGCAAGCCGGACAATGGACCAGTGCGCAGGACGTTCGGCGACGCCGAGGCGCCGTTGGCAATTGCCACGCACGTCAGGCCGCCCGCACCATCAGGCACCGGCCTCCAGTACCCGTTGTTTCCCGTCGGCGGGATGTCCGAGACCTGGCGTACCGACCACAACAGGCCATCGTTCGTCTCGTAGATGTTGCGCGGCCCGACGCCCGCATTGGCGCCGCCAAGGCGCACCGTCCCATCGTGGTTGTTCCAGCGAAAGAGCGTAAGGTTGTTCCCGATGCCACCGCCTGGATTAAGCGCTGAGGCCTGCGGCATCGTGCGCGACACCCAGCTTGTGGCGACGCTCGGTGTGGAGGTAGCCCAGTACGCACCGCCCGTCACGCCCATGTTCTGCCATAGCCACTGACCTCCACAGTAGGTGATGTGGTTCTGGGTGATCGTGGAAGGCGAAGCGAAGGTCGCCGTCCAGGAGGCGCCGTCGTCTGTGCTGTAGGCGTAGTTCGCCTGGCCCTGCTGCGACGCGCGAACCCACTTGCCTGCCCCGCCACCCGCCTGATCGCACGCGAGGCCGCAGAGACCGTTCCCCGCGTTACCGGAGGAGGCGATCTGGGACACAGTAGAGCCTGCGGTGCAGCGCCACAGGCCGCCCGCCTGATTCGGCGCGGAGAAGCACACAACCCCCGTCGTTCTATTTGCCTCCGCCAGGAAGACGTCGCCGGACGTGACGGTGAGGGTCGCAAGCTGCGACCCGGCCGTCCAGGAAGTGCCCGTGGCGGAGTGCGCGAGGTAGAACGACGCGTTGCCCGAGCCGCTGCTGTAGCCCCAGATGATGAAACGGTTGCCGGCCCAGATGACCCCGGTGATCGCAAAGCCGCCCAGGCTGACCGCGTTGGTGCTGAAGGACTGTCCGCCGTTCGTGGACACCAGCACCTGCGATGTGCTGCCATACGCGATCACGATGGTGCCCGCTCCGTTGGAGGCAATCTCCACTTGGCCTGCGGTCGCTGTGCCGATTGACACCGGAAGCGCCGAAGCGATCAGGGAACCGTAGACCTTGGCGTACTCCAGCTTCGCGCACTGGGCGTACTTCGTAGCGAACGGCACCGACAACCCTGTTCGCAGCCACTCCGAGCCGTCCGCCAGACGAATGATGCTTCCCAAGTCCGGGAAGATTTGAAACGACCCCACTGGACTGAAGCCGCTCGCGGCCTGCTGAGGCAGGCCAGCGCTCAATGGATTTCCCATGCCGATCTCCGATCAGTAGCGCGCGACCTGCGCGCCGAGGCTGATGTAGGCCGGCAGCGCCGACACTGCCGAGGCTGCCGACACAGCCAGCAAGTCGTTCACGCCGAGCTTGCGCTCGTAGCGAAGCACCGAACCGTCGTTGCCGTTGTTGAGCAGGTTCACAGATGCCGTGGTGCCGTTCGTGCCTGCGCCGGCGGCCACGGTTGCCCGGAACTCGCACGACATGCGACAGATGCGCGTGCCGGTGGCCAGCGTGAGCGCCGCGAAGGGCGTTCCGTTGACCGTCAGCGTGGTGGCGGCCACCGTCGTGATGATGCCCAGCACACCATCGACGGCCGCATTCGGCGCGGAGAGGCTCGGCGCGGCGAAGCACATCACCAGGTCGCCCACCTGCCATCCGTCCGTGATGAACGAGCCCGAGGCTCGGGTGATGGTGCTGGTCGTCGTGGTGGCGGTGCCGGTGCTGCCGCCGACCGTGGTGACGACGCTGCCCTGCCACAGGATCACGTCCTTGGCCGCCGCGTCGGTGCTGCTGGCGGTTATGTCGATGACGCTGCCGCCACCGAAGTAGAGCGGCGAAGTGGCGGTCGCAGCGGCAGCGGCCATCTGCTCCACCATCACCTTCGCGGTAAGCGCCGTGGCCGCGATGAGGTTCGTCGCGGTGTTGATGAAGGCCGCCGGGACGGCGGCGTTGAGCGGGTTGGACATGGCTGGTTCCTTTTCAGTAGCCGATGAAGTTCAGGATGGCGATCGCGCCGGGGCCGGTGAGTCCCCAGCTCGCCGTGGTGCCGTCGGTGGTGATCTCTTCGCCTGCTGCGCCGGCCTGGGCCGGCAGGGCTGCCGCGAAGGATAGCCCGTCCGCGTAGCCCTTGGTCGCCGGCTCGTCGTTGGCGACAGGCGCGATCAGGCCGGTGATGCGGAAGCCGTTGGCCAGCAGGTTCTGCGTCAGTCCGGCGCTGGCCAGCAGGTAGCGCGAGAAGTTCGCCGCGAGGCTCGCCTGGCCCTGGCGCCCGGCCTCGATCTCGGTGGCGTAGCCCTGCGTCGACAGCACGAAGCCGTCGTATTTGGTGGGGTAGTCCGTCCCGAGCAGGGCGACGCGGTATGCGGTGAAGTCCGCCATCTCAAACCTCCTCGAAGGCCAGTTGCGCCGAATGGCTGCTGGGCTGGCCGTGTGTGAATTGCGGCATGCTGGTGAACTTGCCAAGCAGCGAGTAGTCGCGCTCCTGGGCGCCGCCATAGCCGGGGAAGACGCTGACGAAGGTCTCGGTGCGCAGCGCGATCTGGCGCAGCGTCTCGACAGCGACCGCGCGCTCGGCGGGGTTCAGGTAGCCTAGCTCTCCCTTGATGCAGCGGTAGCGCACGCGCGCATCGGTGCGCAGCGAGCCGCCCTGGGTGCGCCGCTGCTCGGAGTTGTCCTCCCAGTAGAGCTGAAGGCCATAGCTGACGTTGACGCCGGGCTCGAAGTACGGCCCGACGAGCAGGCGCTTGGCCTGGAGGTACCCGGCCGGGTTGGCGGCGTCGGTCAGCTCCAGGCGGAAGCTGAGCGCGCCCACCGCCGGGAACCAGAGCACCGAGAAGGCCGCGCCCCAGCCGGTGAAGACCGAAGCTCCCCAGGGCACCAGGCCCCATCCGAACTCGCCCCAGCCCAGCGCCGGCAGCGCGGTGACGGTGCCGCTGTCATAGACCAGGTTTCCGGCCTGGCCGGCGGCGTCCCACATGCGCAGCCGCCAGGTGGCCTGGATGGTCAGGTTGTGGTTGTAGAGGACGCACGAGCCGACCACAGAGGCCGCCGCGAAGTCGCCGTTGACCGTCTTGGTGCCGGTCGCGTTGGTGGTGCGCGCGACGCGGGCGCGGCCCTCGACTTGAAGGTTCGATACCGGCAGCGTGCCCACGAAGTCGCTGCTCGAAAGCGTGGCTCCGTCGCTCACGTTGCTGGTGACGATGCGGATGCTCACAGAAAGACCTCCAGTTCGACCGAATTGCTGGTGACGCTCTCGCGGATGCCGATCACGCGCGCCAGCACGCCGCCCGTGAGGCCGTAGCGGGCGAAGTCGAGCGATACCACGTCGCCCAGCTTGACCTGCTGCGCCGCCATGAAGCCGCGCACCCGGAACACCCGGCGCAGCGATCCCCACAGCGTCGCGCGCCGCGTCGCCTCGGTGGCGGCGTCCGAGCTGTTGACGTAGCAGGTACCCGCCAGGTCGTCATCGATGGCGAGCAGGAAGCCGGTGGCGCCGGTCGCGGCGTAGGCGACCAGGTACTCGTCGCGCAGGCGCTGCCGCTGGGCCTCGGTGAGGCTGCTGGCCGCGCCGCTGTCGATGGTCACGTAGAAGCGGGCGTAGCCCACGCGCACCGACTTCAGCGGCACGATGCGGCGCGTCAGCTCGACCTGCGCCAGCTCAACGTCGTCATCCGTCAGCGAGACGACGGCCGTGCCGCTGGGGGCCTTGAACAGGCCCATCGTGACCTTGCCGTCGCGGCCGATGCAGAAGTAGGCCCCGGCGCCCGTTGCGAGCGTGTCCAGGGCCGTGAGCGCGGTCGCCGTGTCATCAGTGACGTAGATCCCGACCGTGCCCGGCGCGTCGGTGTTGAGCTGGTCCACGCTGGCCGTGTCGATGTCGCTGACCGTCAGGCTGGTGCGGTCGGTGATCAGGCGCTGCATCACGTCGGCCGTCTTGTTGACGTAGCTGCCGGCGTTGCTGCCCTTGATGTCGCAGGTGAGGCGGCCCGTGAGCGCGGCGGACAGCGTGAAGGTGCCCGTGCCAAGCGACGCGGTGTAGGTGGCGATGGCCGCGCCGTCCTGATAGACCGCATCAATGCTCTGGATCGAGCCGTCATGCACTTGGTACTTGCGCGTGGCGGCGTCCACCAGCACCGGCTCGACGTTCTTGACCTCTCCGTAGCAGACCGGCAGGCGCTGGTCTTTCGTCGAGCCGGTGCCGCCGACACGGTTGGTCTGGAGCGGCACATCGAGCAGATGCTGGCGGTCGCGCACGCGCAGCACCAGCGCATTGTTGCCGCTGGCCGAGATGTCCTCGGTTGCGCCGCTGAAGACCAGCCGGAAGTCCGACTTGGGCCAGGACGCATCGCCCAGGTACATCTTGACCGGGCGGCCGTCCCAGCCGTCGAGCAGCCAGCCGTCACGCGAACCGCCGCTGTTGTCGATCTCGATGTCGCCGAAGCTCACGAGGCTGCGGCCACGGAAGACCTCGGCCATCGCGCTGCGGATATTGGGAACGGCGGTCACGATGTCGTCGTAGGCGGTGCTGGCCGGCGTGTCTGCCGGAGCCGAGACGAAGCCGCGATTACTGAAGTACCGCGTCACCACCGAACCGCCAGAGTAGGCATCGGCCTCGACCAGGAGCACGCGCTCCTTGTTGTCGGCCGCGAGCCAGGCCGTGAACTGGGCATTGCTGATGCTCACGGTTGCGCCTCCAGGTACCCATCACGGATGGTGCGGGCGTTGTTCTGGAGGGCGTCTTGGATGGCCGCCTGCAGCGCAGCGATGCGGTCATTGATGCTGCCCACCACCGCGTTAAAGCCGCTGTTCAGCGAACCGTTGACGCGATCCAAAGTGCTCTGCAGCGCGGCCAGCGAGTCGGCCTGCTTCTGTTGGTACTCTGCCTGCACCTGCTGGTCGCTGAGAAGGTTCTCCAACAGCGCCGTCTGCGGCGCACCGCCGGCCAGGCTGCCCAGCGTGCCGCCGTTCTTCTCCATGTAGTCGCCGAGCTGCGCAAAGGCCGGCGCGACGCTGAGCAGGTCGTTCAGCATCTTGCGGCCCTCGGTCGTGTCGATGTTCTGCGACTCGACCAGCTTGCGGAAGTCGGCCTTGCTGGAAAGCCCCGCGCCATCGACGCCAATCGAGGCCAGGAGCTGCTCGACCTGCTTGGCCTGCATCCCGACCTTCTCCGAGTCGGTGTAGTAGGCGCTGACGTAATCCTGCGTCTTTGCGATGAACGCTTCCATGCCGCCGGCAAAGCCGATCAGCTCTTCCTTGGCTTTGATGCTGAGCTGCGCGACCTTGCTGAAGACGCCGCCGAACTGGTTCAGCGACTCGCTGAATGACGTAATGGCCGAGAGCCGGTTCATCGTCTCGACCAGCGTCTCGCCGGCCTTCTGGAACGGCGCGAGCGCGTCGCGGAACTGCCCGGCCAGCGCATCTTGGTAGCCCGCGAAGGCCGTGTTGATGGCCGCGATGTTGGCCTTCTCGTCGCTGCTGAACTGGATCTTCAGCGCGTAGTTGACCTTCTTCAACTCGTCGGCCGGGAGCTTGAGCGTCTCGGCCCATGCCTTGGTCTGCGCATAGACCGACGACGCGGCCGACTTGAGCATCTGGCCCTGATCGTCGGTCAGCGCCGAGTAGTCGGTGCCGGACTTGTTCGAGCGGAACCAGCCGCCCTTCTGCTTCCAGTTGGCGTAGTTCTGGGCGGTCACATCGCCGCCCGACACCGTGCCGCTGACGCCGTAGTCCTGCGCCGTCTTGGCGCCCATGCCGAACGCGCGGTTCACCAGGCCACCGATGGCGCCGCCGAGGGCCGAGCCGAGCGGCCCCCAGATCATGCCCGTGGCCGCGCCGACGTTAACCGCCGTGTTGCCCGACTGCCCGCCGATGGCGCTGTACCCGTTGCCAATCGCGCCGCCGATCGCATGGCCGGCCATGAAGCCGCCCGCGCTGGACAGCGCCGTGCCAGCCATCGAGCCCAGGCTCATCGCGTCGCCGCCGATCACGCCGGCGTTGCCGTACATGCCGGCGCCGAAGTTGGACAGGCCATCCGAGCCGATCATGTTGCCAAAGCTGTTGATGCCCCGTCCAATGCCTCCGACCATCGAATCCGGTCCGACGCCGAACATGTTCTGAACGCCGCTCCATCCCTTGCCGAGCACGTCCATGACGCTGGCGCCGCTGCTGAGCATGTTCATCAGCCCGCCGCCCGTACTGCCGCCGCCTGAGCCTCCCAGGACGCTGCCGAAAAGCCCGTTCATTGCACCCTGCACCGGCTGAATCAGCAGCTTCAGCACCGTCGTCTTGAACAGGTTCTTGATCCCGTCCCAGAAGGTCGAGAAGAAGTTCTTGCCGGACTCGAACGCGCGGAAGAGGCTGTCGGTCAGGCCCTTGCCGATCTCGTCGGCAGTCTTCTGCCAAGCGTCGGCGGCGTCCTTGGCGGCCTGCAGGATGACGCCCTGCTCGCGAGCTTCCTTGAGCTCGAGCAGCGCCTGCAGCGTGGCCTTGTGCGCTTCGGTCTCGGGCGTGCAGGCGAGCGTCAGCTCTTCCGAGGCCACGGTCTGCTGCGCCGTAGCGATGGCCGCATCCAGGCGCGCTAGGTTGAGCTGCTCGAGCTGCTCCTTGGAGTAGCGCAACGCGTCGTTTTCCTCGCGCTGCTTTTCCGTGAGCTGGGCAATGCTATCGGCCGCCTTGAATTCTGCGTCGGCCGCCTTCAGGCGCTCATTGTAGGCCTCGTCGATGAGTTTGGCCTCTTCCTTGCGCTGATGGATCTCCTCGGCTCGGGCGTCCTTCATCAGGCCCATCAACCGCACATCCTCGAGATCCTGGTCGCTCATGCGGACCTTGCCGTCGCGCACGTCGTTGAGCGCCCGCAGGTAGTCCTTCTCGCCTTGCGTCAGCTCGCGGCCGAGGCGCAGGTTGTCATCCATGGCGGCGATCTCATCGCCGAGCTTGGTGATGTAGGCCTGGCCGGCATCGACCAGCCTCTTCGTCTCTTCCGCATGCTTGCGCGCTTCATCGGCCGCAGCCTTTTGCGCGGCGGCAAGCTCCTTGGCGTGCAGCGCGGCATTGGCCTTCGCCAGCGCATCGTCATTCACAAACTGAGCCAGCCTGCGGGTCTCGCCAGCGGACAGTGCGGCGGCGTCTGCGCCGAGCTTGAGCGCGTCGGCGTACTGCTTTTGCTTGTCGCCGGCGTTGAGGATGGCCGCCGACTGGCGATCGACTTCGCTGCGCATCTCCGCCGCCTTGGCGGTCCATTCGTCGCCGATCTCGCCTGCGATCTTGAAGTTGCCTTGCGCCACCTGCGCGAGCTGGGCGGCGATGGTGCCGATCTCGCCGCCCAGCGCCTTGAACGTGTACGCCACGTTCAAGCCCAGCACCGCCACCGCCTCCATCGCCGTCTTGAAGGCGTCCCTGAAGAAGGACGATTGCTCGCCGGCATCGTGCGTGGCCTGGCCGGCACCGCTCAACGCCTTCACGAACTCCGTCAACGCAGGCAGCGCCGGCGCCAGAAATTCGAGCCGCATGGCCACGCCTTTGGCGTTCAGCACCTCGAGCGCGTCCTTGAACTCGTCGGCAGCGCGCGCGGCTTCGGTGCTCATGGTGGCGCCCATGGCGGCAGCCTCGTCGCTCATGCGGCGCAGGCCTTCTGCTCCCTCGTTGAGCATCGGGATCATGTCGGCGCCGGACTTGCTGAAGATCAGGGTCGACAATCGGGTCTTCTCGATGCCGTCGGGCATGTACCGGAAAATGTCCGAGACATCGCCGAGGATGTCCTTGATGGGCCTGATCTTTCCGCCGGCGCCCTGCACTTCGATGCCCAGAGCTTTGTAGACATCGGCGTTTTCGACCACCGAGGTGGACATCTTTACCAGCCCGGTCTTCAGTGCATCGGCATCCACGCCGCCCTGCATGAATGCCACGCTCATGGCGCTGAGCGCCGGCACGCTCATGCCGACCTTCTGCGCCATATCATTCATCTTGTCGCCCGCCTCGATCGCCGCCTTGGCGTATTCGCGCAGCGCCTCGATGCCCAGTCCGATGCCGACGACCTCCAGGGCGTTCTTCATGCCCTCGGCGGCTTCGCCGACGACCTTCTTCGCTTCGTCCATGTCGGAGCGAAGCTTGGTCACGTCGGCGGCGAGCTGGACCATCAGCCAACCAGCCATCTGGTAGTTCATCGCTTGTCCCCTGTTGCCGCCTCTCGAAGCGCCGCAGCGTCCATCGCCATCAGCACGTCAAGCTCCCACGCGTTCAATCGGGCCTGGTGCAGGGCGCACCACGCATGCACTTCCGTGAACGTAAGCGGACTGAGGCCCAGCCCTGCCGGGCGGGTTCTGGAGAGCGCAATGAAGGTGTCCCACAGCTCGGAGACGCAGGCCGGAAGGGTCTCTTCCTCCAGCAGCTCGTCGACGCGCCCGGTGTTGGCGTACAGGCGCTGAAGGTGAACCCGCAGCGCTGCGCCGTCACCATGGCGGGCCGACAGCTTGGCCTCACGCTCCGCAGCGTCGATCAGCTTCCTGCGGAGCGCCGAATGAAATTTTCTCGCTCGTCGAGCGCAGCCTTGAGCTGGTCACGCAGCCAGCGACGCTTCGGGTCGGCGTACAGCTTCGAGGCGGCATCGGAGCTGAACTCCACGGCGACGCCGCCGATGCAGACGTTCTGCCAACCCAACGTGCAGGCCACGAGCATCTCGGATTCCTCGGCCTCGTCTTCCTCGGGGTCTTGGAATACGAGCTTGCCGGTCTTCTGCAACTGCGCGCGCATGCGGCGCTGCTTGTTCATCAGCAGGCGCTTGCGGGCCGGGTGCTCGGGGCCGGCGAGAGTGACGACGACGGCGGTGGATTCACCGGTCATCGGGTCTTTGACGGTCACGTCTGCGCTGCCGGTGTCCTCGAAGGCGGCCAGGTCGAAGTCTTGGGTCTTGTCCATGTGGAGGTCTCGGTTGTGTTGGGTGGTGCCGCAGCGCCCCTGCGGCGCGGGCGTGCCTTCAGGCCTGAGAGTCCTGCACCGAGATCGTGGTCTGCTCGGTCGAAATGCCAGCGCCGCCGGCCGAGTTGAAGAGCGCGGTGAACGGGATCGTCTGCACGAGGCCGCCGTCTCCGTCGTTCTTGGCCGCGCCGCCGAACTTCACGCGCGGCAGGGCAAGCGAGATGAAGTCCGCCGTGTTGGTGTTGTCGGTGGTGAACGCGGCGATCAGGCTGGTCTCGGTCTCGTTCAGGAAGATGTCGCGCATCGTGGTGCTGTCGAAGTAGGCGGTCGCCTGCCCCGTCACCAGCACGCGGCCAGGGAACAGGAACGGAACTTGGTTCGAGCCGACCACGGGGTCGCCCGCAAAGGTCGGGTCGATCTCCATCGTCAGGCCGGTCAGGTTCGCAACGGTCGCGCCGCCGACCTGGATAACGCCGTTGACGGCGGCCAGCGCGGCGTAGGTCGTCACGGCCGTCGGCGAGGTGAAGTAGCGCGCTGAGGCGGTGGTGACGTTCTGCCCGATCACATCCATGTTGACCGTCGCAAGGCCGGAGGGCGGCAGCGACAGCGACATCTTGTCGATCTTGCAGCCGCTGAACACTTCGGACTGCGTGAGGTCGCTGTAGAAGTGCTCGAAGCTGAAAGACGAGTCGGTGTGGCCGCTGGTGGGCACGAAGGTCTTTTTGCCGATGACGGTCACGGTGCTGGTCGCAATCGGACCCTCGGCCACCATCGCCCCGGCATTGAACGGCAGCACCGTGGCGACGGTGGCGGTCAGGCCGACGATGAACAGGTTGCGGTTCGCGTTGGCGACGTTGAAGGTGCCGACCGACAGCCGGATCACGTCGCCGATCTTGAATCCGTCCGTCAGGAACGAGCCGGCCGCGCGGGTCACGGTGTAGGTGGGGCCGGAGCCCGCGATGGTGATGCTGGCGCCCGTGATGGCGGTCACAGCCGCGAAGGCGCGCTTGAGCGCTGCGGCGAAGAAGTCGCTGTAGGTCTTGGGGCTCAGCTCGCCTTGAATCTGACCCGCCACCCGGCGCACGCCGTGACGGAAGTCGGCGCGCTGGAAGTCCGGGCGCAGCTCGTTGGACTCGTAGGTGTCCTTGTTCAGGTCGATGGTCGAGCTGGTGCGGCGCAGGAACTGCGCGCCGGCTGCTGCGGGGATGGTGCCGAAAGTGGCTTCTGCCTTGTAGGCAAGCTGCTTGAATAGACCGGCTGCGGGATTGGGCATGATGGCCTCCAGTGAGCGGAAACTAGAAAGCCAGCCGGGATCGCTCCGGGCGGGCTGGACGGGTTGGGGTTGCTGATCGGCGATGCGGCGCGGGTCAGCCCACGACGAACATCTCCACGGGGATTCGGGCGATGGCCTGCTCGCCGAGCGTGCCTTCGTCGGTCTCGATGTCGCCGATGCGCACCCAGTGCGCGAGGCCGCCCAGGGTGCAGGCGTTGGTCATCGCGTTGTCGGGCGCGAGGGCGTTGGCGATGCCGTCGAGCAGTGCGTTGAAGGTCTTCCCAGGCACGGCGCCGGGCGGGTCTTTGACGTAGAGGTAGACCGCCGCGCTCAGGTGCCACATGACCGTGCGGCCTGTGGCGTAGTCGGCGCGCTGGGATGTCTGCGCGAGGAACAGCGCGGGCTGCGCAGAGGCGGGCACGTCGTTAACGTGCAGCAGCCGGCGCGAGACGGTCACCAGCCCCGGCACGGTCTGGAGCTTGGAAAACAGCGCCGCAAAGATGGTTTCACGAACGAGCGCCACAGCCGGCCTCCACCGCTTTGCCGATCTCGGACTGGATCGTCGCCTGCATCTCGCCCAGGGCGCTGCGCAGGAAGGATCGCTCGGGCAGCACGACGTGCCGCGTGTGCGCGCGAACCTGCACGGCCTTCGGGTTCTTCAGCGCCTTGCCCCAGGCCTGCTTGATGGTTCGCATGTGCTCGCGCACGCGCTCATCCATCGTGCCGCCGAATTCAAGGGGGCGGGCGTACTCGACATTGGTGCCGACCAGGCCGACTACCGCGCCATCCTGCTCGTTCACGCTGAAGGTGATCGAGCGGCGCAGGCGACCGGTGCGGACATTCAGCACTTGGCCGCTGAGCTTCTGCTCCTTGACGCGGGACGCGAGCTGCATCGACAGCCGGGTGATGGTCTGCTTGACGCTGCCGATGATGGCCGCGCCCTTCTGCTCGATGTCGTCCTGCGTCTGCGCGACGCCGCTGACGGTGCCGACGATCACAGCAGCACCACCTTCTTGTAGTTGGTCAGCGCCGTCTGGATCGCGTCGCTGAAGTCCTTCTGGCTGAAGGTGATCGACTCGCCGGCCATGCCCTTGCTGACCACGCCGATGCGTTCGCGTTCCTTCATGCGCCGGCCCACCAGCTCGATGCATGCCTGCTCGATCTCGTTCGGCACGGCCGCGAAGCCTGCGCTGTACACCAGCTTGACGTTCATGCGGCCCCTGGTGAACCGGTAGCCGCGCAGGTAGATCATGGTGCCGGGCTCGTCTACCACATAGCCGTTGTCGGTCTGTCCGACGCATGCAGGGATCGTGATGCCGTCCACCGTCACGCTGGTAACGGAAGTGATCGGGTAGTTCTTGACTGCGATGCCGTCGGTGCCATATCCGTTGCGGCTCTCGGTGTAGGCCGTGATCGCAAAGGTTCGGTTCAGCCAGGTCTGGATGTAGTCGGAGGCGGCCGAGATCAGGCGGGTGATGATCGCGTCATTGGTGCTGGTGGACTCGTTGATCCACTGCTTTGCGTTCGCCAGCGTCGTGAGGTCGGCCATGACTCGTCCTCAGGCGGCGGGCGCCTTGGCGGGCCGGGTCGGCACGATGGTGAATCCGTGATCGAGCAGCGACGCGACGGCCGCTTCGGGCACCTCGACGGTGCCGGTCTTTTCATCAACCTCGTATTCGGTGCCGTCGAAGGAACAGCCGCCGCAGTTCTCGGGCGCTTTGAGCTTTGCCATGTTGGGTTCTCCTGGTGGTGTGGAAGGTTGGGCACCGGCCGAAGCCGGTGCCCGTGTCATCAGCCGTTGGCGATGTTGGTGATCACAGCCGTAGCGAACGGGGCGTACACGGCCAGCGTCTCTTCGGCGTACACGCCGACATCGCGCGAGCGGGTGATCTGCGGCCAGAAGGTTTGCATGTAGTCCTTGCGCACATGCACCTCGGCGACGTTGGGCACGTTGCTCGACTGGTATTGCTGCGGCAGGTTCTCGCACCAGGCCACGATGGTTCCGGCCGGCAGGTTCGGGTGCAGCAGGATCGGCACCTTGATGCCGCCGTTCATGGCCCACGGGTTGTAGTAGGCCTCGACGACGCCGTTGGCGACGATGCCGTAGGGGTTGCCGGCGGCCTGCTCGTAGCGCAGAAGCGGGCCGGTGGCGTTGGACAGCACCTTGCTGGTGATGTTCTTAAGCTCCTGGCTGTTCACCCAGATCACGGTGGGGCTCAGGCGGTAGCCGTCCCACATCTGCTGAAGCATCGCGTCGATCTCGACCACGTTACCGCGACCGCCGGCCGTCAGCGTCGTGCCGGTGCCGGGCGTGCCCGTGGCCAGCGACTTGACGTAGGCGCCGCTGCCGGGCACCAGTGCGGTGGTCAGGATGCCGTCGAACGCGTAGGAGGCGTTCTTCGAGGCGTCAGTCGTCACCGCCGACGCGGCCTGACCCGTGCCCGCGAGGGGCGCCGAGAAGGTCGCGCTGTTGATGTAGGTGATCGCCTCCAGCTTTTCCGAGCCAGCGAGGCCGACATACCAAGCGTAAGCCACCGCGCCGTTGATGGCGGTCGTGCTGCAGCTCAGGGTCTGTCCAAGCGTGACCGCCGTCGAGCCGGCGGCCGACTTCTGCGAGCTGCCACCGTTCAGGGTGTAGCTCTTGCCGTCAGCGCCCGTGATGGCCTGAGCCTGCACGACGCCGCCCGACAGGCTGGCCGCGTTCGCGCCCTCGAAGGTCAGCGCCACGACGATGACCGAGTAGGTCGCCGCCGGCAGCGTCGCGCCCGAGCCGGCCGCCGAGAGGGTAGGCGTCACCGGGGTTCCCAGCGAGATCGAGGCGTTGCCGCCCATCAGGGCGAACTCTTCCTTGATCATGGTGCCTTGCAGGAGGCGCATCGCCATCGTCGAGGCCAGATCCTCAAATCCCTGCGCGGCGTTGATCGCCTCTTCGGTCACCGTGTCTTCTTCGCCAACGGTGCGGTAGGCCGCGAACTTGTCCACAGCGCTGTAGTTCTGGCGGGCCGAGCGCTGGCCTTCCGGGGTCCAGGGCATCGACTTCACGCCTGATCCGGTGATGCCGGTGATGGCCTTCCAGTTGGTGCTGATGCCGCCGTTGCCCTTCACGCGCGGCAGCCGGTTGCGCAGCGGCGTGATGACCGGGTAGAGGTTCTTCGCCGGGGCTTGCAGGTCGAAGTTGACGATGTTCGAGGACGTGGTGAGCGTCTTGGCCAGCGAGTCACTGCCGTAGGCCGACTTGATCAGGTCGAGGGTTTCATTGGTCGGGTTCATGTGGTCTCTCCGGTGCGGGCGCTTGACCGCGCCGCGTGGGTTTCGGAAACGACGAGGACCGCACGCGGCGGGCCTCTGGGTTAGGGGTTGAAGAAGAGGGGTTGATGGGTTGATCTATCAGCGCTGGGCGTTGCCCTGCACCGGCCTGGAGGTTCGGTAGATGTCGATGATCTGGGCCTTGACGAGCTGTTCGGCCGGGGCGTCCTTGGGCAGCGCTTCCACGGCCGATTGCGGGGCTGCGGGCGCGGCCACGTCGTCAGCCTTGCTGATGGCCTTGAGCAGCGCCTTGCCGGGTGCCGGCTGGGCTTCGAGCGCCTTGACGCGCTTGGCCAACTCGTCACGCTCGCTGACGACCTTGGCCATGTCGGCCTTGAGCAGGTCGATCTCGCCGGTCAGCTTGGCGAGGTCATCGCCGCCTTCGGCCTTGTCGGCGTCGGCGTAGCCGAGCTTGTCCATGTAGTCGCAGGCCGTCTTCATGGCCTCGTGAGCGCCCGCCAGCGCGGCCTTGGTGGCGGCGCTGAAGCGCGCGCCGGCCTTGGCAATGTCGCCGCCCGCGTCGGCCAGGGCGACGACTTCGACGGCGGCCGGCTCGACGACGGCGGCCTGCAGCGCGTTGACCAGCTCGGCCGTCTCCTCTGCGGCCATCGCCTGGAAGATGCCGACGCCGGACTTGAGCCAGTCGCGCATCGCGGCCGGGATCGGGCTGCTGTCGGCCTCGTACTGTGCCTCCCAGCCGGCGTTGCCGCATATGCCGGCCAGGCCCTGTAGAAGCTGGGCGAACTGGGACACGTCGTACATGCTTTTCGTCAGTTCATCGCCCGCGCTCGCGGCCTTGCCCGCTTCGTCGCTGGCTGCGCTTGCCTCCGAACCCGTCGCCGGGTCGCCGGCCGCAGCAGGCGCAGGGATCGGTTCGATTGGGACTTCGCGCGCCCCCTTGACCATCTCCAGCAGCTCTGCCGGCGACACGGTGCCGGCGTCCAGCAGCTCGGCGAGTTCGGCCACGTCGTCTTCTGGCGTGCGCTCCGCCTTATACATGGTGAACACCGCCTCCGGGTTCGCCGGGCGATCCACCAGCGACACCTCGACGAGGTTGATCGCCTTGATCAGCGTCTTGTCGAGCTTGTCGCGCTCGGTCACCTTGCCGCCGACGCTAAAGCCCTTGTAGACGCCCGTCTCGACCTTCTTTACCGCGATGGGATCGACGACATGCGCGCCGAACCAGGTGCGGCCGTCATCCTGCACCTCGGCCTCGATGGCGGTGCCGGCCGCCTTGGGCTGGTGCATCTCGCGCACGGCGCCGAACTTCATGTAGTCGGGCAGCGCGGCCTTCATGGCGTCAGGCGTGATGGTCTCGCCATCGCTGTCCACGGCGCCGCTGCTGGCCCATCCATAGACCCTCAGCGTGCCATCTTCCTGCGCCTCGACCTTGGCGATCTCGGCATACATGCGCTTGAGCTTGTTCATCATGGTTCCTTCGTCATTCCTCTTCGAGCACCGGCAGCACGTCGCACCGGCAGTTCGGGTGTAGCGGTGCGCCGTCGCCCCCGTCGTTCGGGAACTGGTCATCAATGCCGACTTCCTCGCCATCGAGGTCTTGGCACTCGTCGCAGCACCCCGGCGCCGTCAGCCAGCGCTTCTTCTCCACGCCCGCAGCCCGATAGCCCTCGAGCGAGCCCTGCACATCGGCGCGGGCGGTTTCCGTGCGGGCGACCGTCTCGGCGCGCTGATCCGAGAAGGCGTAGTTGTCGGCCAGCTCCTGCGCCAGGCGGTCATTGCTCCAGCCGTCGGCCATCGCGTCGCGCACGTCGGAGCGCAGCATCTCGCGCGTCCCGTCGGATATCTGCCACTTGGCGTTGGGGTTGGGCACCATCTCGTCGCCCACCCACTTCATGCCGACCATCTCGGCGGCACGGTCGCGGGCGTACTTGAGCGCCGCCTTGTTGGCCAGGGCGAACGCATCGACTCCGAGCGAGTAGCCGACCTGCGTGGCAGCTTCGCCGGCAGCGTCCGCGAACAGCGTCTCCAGCTCGGAGCGGACGATATCGGCGAAGGACTCGTAGCCCTCGAAATCGAGGTCGTCAAGGATGCGCTGCACCTTGCGTTCGATTTCTTCGCTGACCTTCGATGCCTTACCGATGGCGTCGCCGATCTGGCGAATCAGGCTCTTGCGCAGCGCGTAAAAGTAGTCCGCAGCAGCAGCCTGGAGCGCAGAGACCGCCAACTTGGCAGCCTTGCGATCCCGGTCGATCGGATTCAGAGGACTTTTTTTTTACCCCACGCCGCGCCGAGGTACTTGCCTGCGGCGGCTGCGTCGTCGGCCGCTACCGGAGCGACCTGTTGTTGGCCGTCCACCGGCCGTCCCGGCGCCGGCAGGGCCAGCATCGGAGGCGGAGGCGGCGCGAGTTCTTCGCGCTGCTGGGCCGTAAGCGGCGGGCGGCCGATGTCGGCGCGCACCTCGTCGGGGGTGATGACGCCGGCATCGAGATAGACCTTGGCGACCTGCGCCTGCACCAGCGGGTCGGTCGCTTCCTCCTCCGACCACGAGAACTCAAGGTCGGGCGCGTTGAACCAGCGCGCGATGATGCCGTTCATCATGTTGCGCACCCAGCCTTGCAGCGGCGCGAGGCCCTCTTCCAGCGCTTGCTGGTGGGCGCTCTCGGCCGTGGCCCGGTTCTGCTGCTTCACGAACGCCGTGGGCGAAACGCTGAAGGCGTAGCAGACGATCCGAGCGAGCCATTCGTCGTACTCGTCCTTGAGGGCTCCCGGCTTGGTCTCCTGAATCTTCAGCGAGCCGGGGACGAACTTAGCGTGTCGGCGCAGTGCCGTATTGCCCTCGAGCAGCGCGTCCCAGTATTCCTGGAACTGCCGAATCTGGTCAGGGTTCCAGTCCTCGGGCACGCCGATCAGTGCCTCGGGGATGTTGCCCTCGGTGTAGAACTGGAGCTGGTGAAGCTGGCGCCTCAGCGCGATGTTCACCGTCATGATGATCTGCTCGACCGGGCTGTATCCGTACACCCGGCTGGTGCGCACGTTGCGCGGCAGGTAGAGCAGCTCGTCGCGCGAGTAGTCCACCGCCGCAACGCCCTTGAGCACCTGCTGATAGGCAGGGTCTGGCGGCAGCGGTGTGCGGCCGGTGGCGTCGAGAACGCGCTTGATGGTGGCGCCGTCGATGGGCTCCAGCGCATACAGCTCGCCGCCCAGGGTCATGCGCGGGAAGATCGTCGGCGCGTCGATCACCAGCAAGTCCTCGATCAGCATGCGCAGCCAGGAGTCCCAGTCGTGCTCGCGGTCGGGCGTCTGGAGGAAATCCTCGATGAGCTTGCAGCGGTCGTCCGGGTCGATGCCGTCTTCTTTCGGCTTGATCGTCCAGCGCAGCTTGGCCATCTGATCCTTGCGCGTCTCGATCACGATGCGCAACAGGTCGTAGCCGTCTGCGAGGCCACGCATCTGGTCGAAGGTGACCGTCTCGCTGCCGCGCGGGCGAAGCTGCGCGTTGGCGTTGACCGTGTAGTCGAACTGGCGACCGCGCGCCTGATCCTGAGCCATCGGCCGGAGCGGGTCGCCGGGGCCGAACCATTCCGGGGCTTTGCCCGTGAGGCCATAGCGCACACCCGCGACGAGCCGGGCGATCAGGCTCGGCTCGATTGGTGTGGAGGTGCCCTGTAGTGCCATCACGTTACCTGTTGATCACGTTCTCGTTTCTGTCGCTCGGCCTCGGAGGCCATGAACGTCAGCATCCCGAAGTTCCCGCCCATCAGCGCCTCGAAGGCGCGCGAGAGCGCGTCCACCTGGTCGTCGTGGCGGCCATTCGGGAACAGCCGCATTTCGTTGATCAGTTCGTCGTTCCAGTGCCCGCGCATCATCAGCACGTTGCCCACATTGATCTGTGACGCGAGCGGTTCGGCCCGCGTCACCTTGTCGCCCGACTCTGGCGAGGTGCTGACCGGGTAGCCGGCCAGCGCGCGCGTCAGGTACAGCGCCTGCGTCTTGCCGGCCTGCCCAGGGTCTTGCGGGATGCTGATGCGAACCCGCTTGCTGTCGCGGCTGGCGGTGTTCGTCAGTGCTGCGTCTCGCTCGTCAGGCCCGGCGCGCAGCCGCACCATGTCGCCGATGACGAAGCGGCCGTCCGGCAGCTTGCCCAGCTTGCCACCGGCCGTGTAGTCACCGTCCACCGCAGCCGCCAAGTCCCAGCCGCGCACCCACTCGATCTGACCGGCCGGAAGCGCGTCGATCACCTCGATCTTGTCGGGCTTGATGACGCCGCCATCAGGTGGCGCTGGTCTTTGCAGGTACTGGCCCGAAAACACGTAGGGCGCCGCGCGCTCCATGCGTCGCAGGGCCTCGATGTCGTGCTTCTCGGGCCACAGGGCCGTGCCGTCGGCCTGGATGGCGGGCAGGCAGATATGTTCCCACTTCTCGCCGTTGCCGCCCGCCAGCAGCCAGCCCGCGAGGTCGTTCTCGTGCAGCCGCTGCATGATCAGGATGATCGGCGTGCGGCCCGGCGCGTTCTGCCGGCTCTCCAGGGTGTTCTGGAACCAGTCGATCACGCTCTGGCGCGTTACGTCGGAGCGCGCCTCGTCCGGTTTGTGCGGGTCGTCGATGACGATCGCGCCGCCGAACTGCGCCCTGTCCTTACCGGCGCCGAAGCCGGTGATCGTGCCGCCCGCACCGGTCGCGTACATCACGCCGCCGGCCGTGGTCGTCCAGTGAGCCTTAGCATCGCTGCCCATCCGGCTGGCCGGGAAGATCTCGCTGTAGGCCTCGTGCTGCACCAGGGCGCGCACATGGACGCTGTTGTTCACCGCGAGCGGCGATGCGTAGCTGACGTGGATGAACTCGCTGTCGGGCACATGGCCGAGTGCCCAGGCGATGAACATCACCACCGCCAGCTCGGTCTTTGAGTAGCGCGGCGGGATGTTGATGATCAGCCGCGCGCACTCGCCACGGAACACCCGCATGAGCGCGTCGCACACGGCCTTGTGGTGCGCCGCCCGTTTCCAATGGTAGCCATTGCGCTGGAGGAACATCCAGCGCGCGAAGAAGTACAGGTCAACCCGCGCCAGCTCGGCCGCGACACGCCGCTCTTTGGGCGTCATACCTCATCGGCGACCCTGCGGGCGACCTTCTCGAACTCGCTGGGCGTCATGCCGACGTGCTCCATCGGGCCGCCAGCAGCGCCGGTCAGCTCGACCGCCTGAGGAACCTCTTTCCAGCGCGCACGGGTCTTGAGCCAGAAGATCATCGCGGTGGTGTCGCCGGCCGCAGCCTTCTCGAACAGCGTCTTGGCGATCTTGGCGTTGGCCTTGACATGGCCCGTCGCCAGCTCGGTGCGAAAGTACTTGCGCAGCGTCTTCTCGCTGATCGGCTTACCGGCCTTGTCTAACACCAGGTGAACAATCTGCTCGACCGGGACGCCGAAAGCGGCGAGGTTCTCAACCTGCCGGCGTTGCTCGTCTGTCGGATTGAATGTCGGTCGTGCCATGGTTGTTGCCCTTGAACCCATGCGCGAGATGCCCGAAGATGACGAGCATGGACTCGAAACTTTCAATCGTGCGCCGGCACATGCAGTCCGGCGAGTGGCAGGCCGCTGTGCGGCTCGCTGCCCGTTTTCCGCGCTTGGGCGAGCACCGCAATGCGATCCTCGACGCCCACAGCGCCTACACCAACCCGCGCTTCGTTGCGCAGCTCGGCAAGAACCCCGCAGCGCTGCAGGACGCAGGGCGCGCGGCGCTACTCGACCGCTTCGGCCTCGAATAGATCGTCGCCGACATCGACCTGGCCGCATGCCTCGGTCGCGCGGCGCGGGTCGCCCTTCACAAACACCAGCACGTTCTGGTGCGTCTTGCCCAGCTTGCGGCTGGTGCTGAAGCCCTTGCCTGCCCGGATGGCCAGCGAACCGGCCTGCGTGATCAGGATCGCCTCGTTGTAGAAGCGCGCTCCGGCTGCCTCGAATGCCGCAATGGTGTCGTTGACGAAACCCAGATAGGCACCGTCCTTGCCGCGCACCTCGCCCACCACGAAGCAGGCGAAGCGGTCGGCCTTCAGAAGCGCGACCGCCTTGCGGATGATCTCGCGGTAGGCCTCGACGAACTGCGGGTAGCCCATCGTCGAGAGGTCGGCCGGGTCGTCGCTGTAGACCTCCAGGTCGGCATACGGCGGGCAGGAGAACACGAAGTCCGCCTGAACCTGGGTGTGCTCGTCGCCAAGCGTTCGGCTGTCGGCGCAGTGCCAGCGCGGGATCGTGCCTTCTGAGCAGACCTTCTCGGCCTGCGCCCGGTTGGCATCCACCTGCTCGGCGCGTAGATCGACGCCCAGGTACTCGCGCCCGGTCTTGGCCGCGACGATGCCGCGCACCGATCCACCCGCGAACGGGTCGAGCACTAGGCCACCGGCCGGAGAGAACCAGCGGTAGGCCAGCTCGCACAGCACCGGGTCGAAGACGCTGGTGCCGGTCTGCTTGAGCGCACCCGGGTTCGCCTGGGCAAACTCGTCCCATGACACCACGCGGCCGATCTTGGCCTCGTAGAGGTTCTTTGCGGCATAGACCTCAGGCGGCTGCGACGACTTAGAGAAGGTCAGCAGATCGGCGCGACCGTTGCCCGAGTCGATGCCCGTCGCGATCCATGCCCGCTTGCGCTCAGCCCACCAGCCGCGCCGGGCGTCGAGCACCGAGAACGGCGCAACCATGAATCGGTCGGCCAACGTCGGGCACGGCCCGGTAGCACCGCCCTGGGCGCCGAGGTCGAGCAGCTCGCCAAGCTCCATAGAGTCGAAGCCGATCAGGTCGAGATCGAAGCCCTCTTCGCGCAGGTCGCCCAGCTCAAGCCGCAGCATGTCCTCGTCCCAGCCAGCGTGCTCGGCCAGCTTGTTGTCGGCCAGCACATAGGCCCGGCGCTGCGCATCGGTCAGGTCGGCCAGCTCGATCACCGGCGCCACCGACAGCCCGAGCTTGCGGGCGGCCAAAACGCGGCCGTGGCCGGCAATGATGCCGCTCTGCCCGTCAATCAGCACCGGGTTCGTCCAGCCGAACTCGCGGATGCTGCCGGCGATGAGCGCGACCTGTGCGTCCGAATGGGTTCGGGCGTTGCGCGCATAGGGGATCAGCGAATCGAGCGGCACGACCTTGATTTGAAGATCCCGCATACGCCCTTTTTAATACCCAGCAGAAACCCAGCCCAAAAGAGGAGGCCGGCCCACAGCAAACGCCGCGAGCCGGCCCAAAGTCCCAAGGATGGGAGTGGAGACAACGCAGAAAGATGGTTGCGGCGGCACGACTCGAACGTGCGACGGCGGGGTTATGGGCCCCGCGCTCTACCAACTGAGCTACACCGCCAGAATGCAAAAAACCAAGCCAAGCTGATCGCCGGGCGTGGTTTTCCAAAGATGCCTGATTTTGGGTGCGAGTTTGCGGCCTGTCAAGCGCTGTGTAAGGATTTTTCGCGCCGTGGCGTCAGGCCAGTCCGCTCGAACAACTCGGCCAGCCGGCTCTCGGCCCGAACCTCCAGCGACTCGCCCATCTTGCGCGCGACCTCGGCACAGCGGCGCAGCGCATGCACAGTGACCCCAGTTTTCTTCTCAATCGCGCGCAGGCTCCAGCGATCAGGTGCGCGCTGACTGCCCCGGTGATACTGTCTCCAGACGATTAAGCCAACGGCGACCGCGTTGCTGACGCCAGACGCCGGCTGCACGTACTCGGCCAGTGCCAGCACGCCTTCGACCTTGGTGGTCAGGTGTCCGAAGCGGGCGCGCACGGCCGCATGCTCGGGCGGAGGCAGATGATGACGCGCAGCAGCGGTGACCAGCGCGCACTGGCCCCGGAACTCCAGCGGCGACATGCCGCCCATGTTGATCGTCGAGCCGATCCGCCTCTCGGTCTTGCCGAGCTGCTCGCGCAGGCTGTCGATCAGCACCTGGGTACTCCCACGCTGCGTCGGCGGCAGGACGGCCATCAGGTACGAGACGTGCAGCGCCTGACCCACCGAGCGGAACACCGGCTCC